GTGTGGAAAGACCAGTAACGTATGTGGTAAATGTTCTATTGTCTCTATAGTGTCCAACAACTTCACTACCGCTGATAGTAACATCATGAACTCTATCTGAGTCCACTTGTGTAATGAAATCACTGTATCCAATTTCACTGATTGTTTTCTTGTTCGGTTCACTCCAAATCGTTGCTGTCAATAAGATAGCAACAGCAATGAATGCCAACCATGCTAAATGTTTCTTCATATCAAATTTCCTTAGACTGTCTCCACTTGGAGGGCTTCGTTATATACATCTATCATAAAATCTTTCATCTTATCATTGTTCACAGGTAGCGTTAACCCGGAAATGTATTTTCTTAGTATTGTTGCGGTATCCTCCGCTTGATCAACTTCCACATCGTCTTCATTGTCTATGAGGACGGAAGCGTCTTCGACAATCTGTATGTCTAGTGGTCCTGCTTTATATAGTGAGTCGAATAACAGGTCAAACGCATACGGATTAGATTTGTTTACGACTACTAACTTTATGTAGCAATCTTTAAATCTGCTGAAATCTGTTTTCTGTATCTTCTCGATAATGTTTGCATTAGCAACATCATCATACTTGATGATCCTAAACATACGATAGGGATTCTGAATAAACTCTAAATTTCTAGACTCAGTATCCAGGACACTAAATCCTCGAGGATCGTTGTAATCAGCCCAAGTATATTCGCCAAAGGCACCAATATAAGTAACATTACCGATAGTAGAACGGTGATGGTAATGACCCGAATAGACACGATCAAATTTGTCAAAGATGCTACGATCCACACCATGATCTGATATTGCTCCTTTATGCATAGTGAAACCCTGAACCTCAAGGTGACCCATCATGATTTCTGCTTTTGGTTTTGTAATTGCTTCAAATGCTGCTTCTCGATTACTGTCAGTAATCCATGGCATCAACTGAATATCGAGTCCATCAATGCTGACAACAGTGGGAACAGAATAAATGCTAATGTTAGAATATCGCCCACGAACAACTTCCTCCAGGGCGTTGACCACGTGAGTATCCTTATAATACATATCGTGATTACCAACGATAATATGGGTTTCAATGCCTCTCTCCGCTAATGGTTCAAAGAAATCTTCACGGAGTCGCTTTGCGGACATAAAGTTCACATACTTGCGACGATCATAGATATCACCAAGATGAATAACGTGTTTAATATTATGTTCATCAATGTAATCAAAGAACCATTGCCAACATTTCTTCTGATACAACTGAAACGCCGGATTGTCATTTCTGACTCCGGCGTGTGTATCAGTTGGCATAGCAATCAGCGCCATAATCTTTCCTTCAATTCTCTTAACAAGTTCAAGGACACAGTATATACTAAAAAAATGATCTCGTCAATCTTCTTTGGTAGCTTCATTGTAAGTCTCGTATTCCGTTTGTCTAATCCATCCAAGACTAACCATTCGCTTCATGACCTTATCTTTACTTTGTCGATCAACAGGAACAGGTTCGACCGTCATGTTACAGAACCATTCTATATTTTGATCAACTTCTTTGACGAAATCATCAATGTCCATTATCGTTTCTCCCTTTTAAACTTAGGAGCGATAACGTTTCCCATCTCTCTATCATATTCAATAATGGCGTTATCAATCGCTGTCTTGATAGCAGCAAGACGCTGGCGATAATTGCCACGAACGTGAACTCTTTCTTTCTTGTCTCGCATGGTAGCGATTAGTGACTGCACCTGAAACGGCACATCAAACTGATTGTTCTCTTCCTTCATCATCATCTCCTATAAACTTTTCTAGTGCCTTCTTAGCTAACTTTCTCTTTTCTTTCTTTTCAACTTCTCGTTTTTCAAATCGGTCGATAAAGTCATTGATGTTATCATACATCTGGGTACTCATAACATGGTTATCGGAACTATCCAATAGCAATGACTTGTTATCGACAACATATCCATCTAAAGGAGTCATAGTATTAGTCTCAAGAACACTTTCCTGAAACTTCTTATACATTATATATCTATTTCTCTCTTCCTTATTGATACGCCTATGAAAAGCATAATAGATGATCTGTGTAAAGTAAGCAAACGGATTGTTATACTTGTCCGAGTCAAAGTTATCAAAATACATAAAACAATTTTCAATGGCGTCAGATTTCATCTCATCGACAAATGAGTAGTTCATGAACCTAGGCTTATGTGCTAAGTTTTCCGCAATTAAGTAGATACACTTACCTATGTATTCGGAAAGCATAGGTTTTTCTTTACCTGCCTTCTCGGCCATCTTACATTTCTTTTTGTATTCCACAATCTCTGCGAAAAACTTTTCGTTATCTACATAATGCGTTTTCTTCTTAGCCATTGTTATCTCCATGGAACGGACATGTTCCTCTTTCCCTGTTTCGTTTTCTAAGTTGTACCACTTTTTTCCATCCATAGAATGATGGTTTATCAGATGAAATCACCAACTTATTAAATTCAGGTTGCGTTACTAAATGATTATGAACCTTCAAGTTCTTTTCTGACAAAGGAACTAGTTGAACGAGAGGATTGCCGACAGGCAACATAAACGTTCCATTCCGCATAGGAAACATAAGATTCACATTTATTGGAGATATTATATCAAAGTTTATCACCCCTGGCAAGACTTTTATTTCAAGTTTATCAAGAGACCATTCCGCACCAAACCACAGAAACTTGACACCAGTTTTTTCTCTGAATGCCCAGGGACTTATGAGTTTAATGTGATAATGGTTAGGAAAGGATTCACCAAATTGTTTTTTATCGTGAATCTGAGGTGAAGATGTATTGTCAGCAGCCCAATAATGATATCCATCATCTTCAACTTTGAATGAGATATCACACCAGTTTTCCAGTATGATACCTTTCTTATATAATTCCACAATAGCATAGCAATCTCTAGCTGTCATCTCATCATGTTTTCTAAGATGATAACGATTTTCAGGTGTGCTATGAAATTTGGGAGTATAAGGATCTAGTTTCTGCCACCAATCCGGAAACGCTTTACTTGCTCTGACAATCGGAGTTGTCATGTAAGTCTCATTACTAGCAGTAAAACAATCTAACTGAATTTCCGGAGTTCTGTGAAAAAAATGGAACATAATGTAAAAAACCTCATTTTGGCCCTTGACAGGATTTATCTACCTCGGTATAATCTGCTTTGCAGTAACACCACTACTACCAATTGCAAACCAAATGCAACTGTCGAGCGAAGCGAGACTACATGCGAAGCATGTTAGTTAGATGCTTACTTGAATCCTGGTTCAGTTAGCATCAGCAATTTATCAATCTGCTTTTTAAGCACAGGACCACGATCTGGCCACTTGATAATAGGTTGATCGGAATTCTTTGATAAGTTCTGTAGTAGAGGAAGATATATCTTTCTGACTGCTTCCAATCTCTTTTTAAGATCAGCGATTTCATCTGCGGTAGGAGCAACTGCTTCCGCAATAAGATCATCTTCGTTGCTGAATGAAAAACCGAAATCATCTACTAGATCAGCATCGTCTAGTGATAGGTATGGGTTGCTTGTAGTAGCCATTAATGATACACCTTCTTAGTATGTAGTCCCGCTTCTTCTAGGGCCTCTTTCAATCTTTCGAAAGAGTTTTCTTCCTCGGCCTTTTTATTTAACTCTTCTTCTTCTGGTTTAACTTTCTTTGTATAGTAGTCCATGTTGTTCCAATAATACTCATTCATCTTTGGTGCTACATCAGACATGAATAATATATCTTGGGAATGTATAATGAACTCTTGTTGTTCACATATACGTGGAAATACCCATGGCATAAATGCTACAGTAAGATAACCTGTAGTTTCTGATGGTACATATACAACTTTAAGAGGATGAAATAGCGCATAGATAACGCCATTCTCATCCTCCATCTCAACCACTTCAGCAATAATATCATCCCCATTTTGTAATCTAACTAGCTTCGCATTGGGATAATCACTGATATCCATAATCTATCCTTTCATACTTATTTTGTAGATTTTGAACTTGAACTTTTCTTCGTTGTAGGTTTTAACTCGCTCGAAGAAATGCTTGAGAGTAAAATTCTCTTTTGACTTCCAGCTAAAGTCGTCGGCAATGTCATAGAGGGT